ATACCCGAAGGGGACACCATCAAATACATCGATGGAGCTGAAAAGGCTTGGCGTGAAATTCACGCTGTCAAAACACAAGGAGATACCAGAGTTTGTTTTTAAGTTGGATGAGCGGCAGACAAAGCTGTTCCTGCGCATATTATTCTCATGCGATGGCAGTATATATAAGAAGAAATATTATGCTATCGACTACTGCTCTGCGAGTAAGGGGATGTGCCACCAGGTATCCACGCTGCTGCTGAAATTCGGCATTGTCGGTCGTCTTCGCGATAAAAAATACAAGCAGTTTTCAAGCACACTTCTTGCGATAACGAACAAGAAAGGGGTAAAGCGATTCATCGATAGGATTGGTTTCTTTGCAGACCAGATAGTTCTCAAGCACTTCAAGTGCAAGCTGGACAGCCAACTTGTCACTGTAGATGGAGTCATTGACACGCAACTCGATAGCCTCACCGGATGTCGATGAACCCTCGGTCACTTGCCATTCCATCTGTTCGCCCTTGGAAAGCGAATAGAATTTGTCAGCCATTTGAGTCTCCTTGGAGTAAGGGGTCGCCGGAGCGACCCCTTGTCACTTACACGCTATGCAGGACTTCCAGCACAATCGTGGTGTCCATACCGTTGCCGGTAGTAGTCACGGTGGCTGCGATGTCATACTCGACGCCGGGGTCAACACTCAGACCGAGTGCGGCCCACAGCGGCAAGCACGATTCCGCGTAGGTGTATTGACCGGATTCCCAAGTCTGGTCGCTGCGGCTAAATGGGCCGCCAGTCAGCGCCAGAGCAGAGGCAAACAGGTCGGCATCAACCACAGCGCCACCGTTGTCGGCAGTCTGATAGACACCGATGTCGATTGCGCCGGCAGTCGTTGCGTCACCCGTGCTCAGCAGCACAGCATCGATACGAGCATTGGACGGCACGCGTACAAGACGCACGATGTCACCCGATGGGATCGTAGCCGAGACAGTAGCCGCCGACTTAGCGTTCAGCAGGCGACCCACAGACTTGGTGGAGTCGGTCAACACCTTAGGTACTGCTACGGCGTTGGCGATCCAAGTGGAGTTAACAGTTGCCATGTTTCAGCCCTCCTTAGGCGCGATACGACTCGATAGCGTAGACCTTATCTTCTTCAAGACGGGTCGCGCCAGCGGTCATGGTGGTGTAAATCTGCCAAGGTTCGCCGGACAGATCGTTCCGTTGGGTCACGGAGTTGGTGATGTCGTTCCACACACCGAGGTGCATGCCGGACTTGACCCACACAGGCAACGTAACTTCGTTGGTGCCGGCCAGTTCAGTTTCGATCAACTCAGTGTGAACGAACTGGAAACCGAGGAACGAGTCAAGACGACCGTCCTTGAGCACCGGGGCTCCACCGTTGAAGTCAGAGCTGATGATCTGGATTTCGTTCAGGAGCGATGCGTGGTCAGCAGCAGTGATGCCGATGAACGCTTCTTCCATGTCAAAATCGACATAGTTCGCCATCATCAGTTCCTTGACGGCCTTGATCTTGGCGACGTTCAGCTTGGAGTTCGAGCCACCTACGGCGACATCGACTTCATTTGCTGCGGCAAAGCTGGTGCTGGTCGAACCCGACTTGCCAGTCTTGGCAGTGCCGGTGAATGCGTTGATGATCAGCTTGTCTTGCTGACGACCTGCTGCCAGCATTGCGTTCATCACATACATCGAGTTCGGATCGGTCATCAGACGCAGCTTGTCGAACTTGTCGATCATTTGCGGCAGATGGAAGTCGCTTGGCAGCACCCAGCGGCGTGCGGTGTCAACGTCGACACGCGGCATCGCGGTGAAGCGGCCGGTGACTTCTTGCATTTCAACGGCACCGAACTGATCGACAGGGGACGCTTGTTCGCCGATATAGGCACCACGCGTTACCTTGTCACCTAGCTTGGAACCCTTTTGTTGCAGGAGCAGTGCAAGGTTTGCACTGAACTGCTGCACATAATGATTGGGCAGATTGGTGGACATTTAAGTCTCCTCAAGAGTTGGTCAAAGTTTGCTGCCCTTTAAGGCGGCTGCATTCCTTGGCGTGTCCTCTTGAGGAGGGGCCGATACTGCATTTCGGCGCGGGGCTACGTTACCGTAGTGTGTCCACTTTTGGGTTTCGGGCCGGGTTTAATTCGGCCTGAATCCTTAGCAGTTACCTTATCATAAAAGGTATCTGCGATTCGTGCAACTTCTTTTTCGCGTTCGTGTGAAGATGGACTCGAAACAGTGACTGCCATCTTCAGGCACTCCAGCATAACTTCTTGATCTGACAGTGACATAGCGCCTCCTTACGGGTACGCTTGACGCATCAGACGATCCATCTCAGCACGTGCCTCACTGTTACCAGCGATGTACTTTGCCGCCCATTCCTTGTCACCGTGCAGCTCCTTGATGCGAGCCTGTGCCTTGGCTGGAGTCATTGGACCATTGGAAGCAGCGTCGCCGGTATGGAAACCAGGCTCCGAGAACTTCTCGCCCACGGACGCGAAGAACTTCATCACGCCATCGTAGCCCAGTACATCCTGCAAGGCGTCGATGTGAGCCTCGGTCACACCCAGCTCAGCAGCCGTGTTCTTGGCAAGACCGAGTTGGACATCATGTGCCTCACCCCATTCGTCACGCAGAGCCTCAACCTGTTTAGCATTGGCCTCGGCACGGGCTTCCTGCATACGCTGGTTCATCTGCGTCAGATACTCAGTGTTGGCTTTGTGCAGTGACTCCGCCATCGACTTGGGTACACCGGCCTTGTGCATGACACCTGACATGAAGTCAGCGTAGTCGGACGGCTGACCATCAGTCGGGGTGATACCGTAGTCCTTCGGATCAGCAGGGCGACCCAGCTTGTTCCAGAACGCATCAAGCTCTGCAGCTTCAGCCTTCTCGAAGTTGGGGATACGCAGCAGCTGATCCTTGGGGACGCCCAAGAACTTCTCGGCATTGCGGAACCCATTGATCGAGTTCTTCAATGCTTCAGTGGCGTCCATGCCAGTCAAGCCACGGTTTTCCATCCAGCCCACAGTCTCGGCGTCAAAGCCAAGCGGAGCGTACCAAGATTCAGCCGGTGCGGCAGCGCCACCAGCAGGAGTAGCAGGCGCAGCAGCCGGGGTTGCCGGAGGTGCACCGTTCCCACCAGCAGGAGCGGCGGAGGTGTCGATGTCAGACATTTTGATCCTTTCGGGAATAGATTGCCCAAAGCTCATCTTCGGACAGATTCAGATGGTGTTGGAGTCGAAGCCACACTTGTCGTCTGCCCTCCAACATAGCAGATGCTCTTTCGTCGGCATGCATGGTGGTTTCAGCACCTTTACAGAACCGCAATAGATCGGACAGAATTAATTGGACATCCGGGTTCTGTAGGTCAAACACACGCTGGTAAGTGCGCCGACGCTTGAACAGGAACTCACGCGCTATCTCAAGTGGGTGTGTCATTGTTGTCCAGTTGTCGCCTTCATCATCGCGGCCATGCTAGGTGCCGCCTCGATCATCTGCTGAGTCGCAGCCTGCTGCTGACGACCCTCCCGAATCTTCGCCACTTCTGCCGGATCACGCATCCACGATGCTGGCATGGCTTGTGCTTCCGCCAACTCAGGCACCATAGTGTCCGGGTCAAACCAGTCAAATGCTGACGGGTCTTGGGTCTGAGCGGCAATTTCTGCCGCAATCTGGTACATACGAATGCCGCCACCGGCAGCTTCCGCCTTCTGCATCCGGGTCATCGGTGAGTCATACTCGACGCGGAACTGAGCGCCGGCCTCCTGCATAGCCGGGGTAAACTCCGGCAACCGTCGTTGCTGCATCAGCAGATCGACTTCTCGGTCGATGCTCGGCCCCAAGTCCTCGGACTCCTGGCGACCGGCAATCGGTGCCAACAGCGCAGCCTTCTCACGCGCACGCTCCAGCACCTCGGTCGCCGTCATTGCCGGCGTTTCCACAAGAATCTGGAATAGTGTGATCAGGAACGCGTCGTTGATGATAAGGCGCTCGTCCTCCATCATGTCACGACCCACGGCGACATTACCTGTCGGGAGGATGTCGACCATGCGACGCCCTTCGCCGGAGATACCACCAAAGTTCATGGCACCAGCCTTGAGCGAGAACGTATCGAGTACACCGTCGTCGGCCAGCAACAACACAGGATCAACGATCCCAAACGGATCTCCTGTTTACATTACTAGCACATCAAGCGGTCAAACATATGCCAATGTGGCTTTGGCAAAAGCTGATGTTGCTGCTACAGCCTCTGTTATTGGCTTGACAGATGGTGCAATTGCAAACGGGGCTATTGGTTATGTGACCTCTAGCGGCGTTATTGATAATGTCAACACTGGTTCATTTACTGTCGGACAAGTGCTCTATTTGAGCCCTTATTC